GTGGAAGAGGTTCGTCGAGGGCACGAACGAGGCCGGTCTCTGGACCGTGCTCGCGCAGTGTCTCATCGGCGCGCAGGTTCCGAGCTACGTGCGCGACGGCTCTGACAAGCCGCTCAAGGACGTGCTCGCGTCGCTGGGGCTCGACCTCAAGGACGAGCAGAAGGCGTACACGCAGCGTCTCAAGGAAGAGGAGGAGGCGGCAATCGCCGCCGCGGAGAAGAAGAAGTCCACGAAGGCCAAGGGGCCGCTGGCCCGCAAGTCCAAGTCCGCCAAGAAGGAGGCGTAACACCATGGTCAACAGCGTTCACCTCATCGGCAACCTCGGGAGGGACCCGGAGATCCGCTACACCGCAGGAGGCCAGGCCGTCTGCAACCTGCGCATGGCCACCAGTCGGGCCTGGACCGACAAGGACTCCGGCCAGCGCAAGGAGGAGACCGAGTGGCATGACGTCGAGGTCTGGGGCAAGCAGGCCGAGGCGTGCGCCGAGCACCTCAAGAAGGGCCGCGCGGTCTACGTCCAGGGTCGCCTCAAGACCGACTCGTGGGAGGACAAGACCACGAAGGAGAAGAAGTCGCGCGTGAAGATCATCGGCGAGACCGTGCGCTTCCTCGGAGGCAGGCCGGAAGGCGCTCCGGCGGCGGACGCTCATGCGCCAGAGTCACTGCCAGGCGATCCCGCTGGCGACCCGGCCAGCGGCGCTGATCCGTTCTAGTAGGGGTCGCGCCTGGGCCGCAACCCAGGTGGTGAGCCGTCCCACGTTGGGTAAACAGGGACGTTAAGTCAAACCCAACACTAAGCCCCCGTCCCGATGCTCTGGGGCGGGGGCTTTTTTTGTGCCCGGTTCGCTATTCGCGAATCAGAAATCCAACCGCACTACAGGCCCAAGGCGCAGCCCTCGTTTGTCCAGATCGTAGCTGGCACGTGCGCCGAACCAGAAAGTCCCGACGAGTCGGGTTTGCACGTCACCCTCCAGCACCGGCTTTTTGAGGTCAAACGCCTTGGGATTCCATATCGCTGCGACCTGCAGCGAAAGCCTGGGCTTCGCCCCTTCCACGATCTTCGTCACCGTCTGTGCAGACGTCTGCGTTCCGGTGGTATTGGTCGTCGAGGCGTTGTCCGTGGTCTGGTTGTGTGTCGCGTCACTGCCTGTGTCGATGGTCGTGGTCGTGGTCGTGGCGCCGCTGGGATCCTTCACGTGGACGATGACCTTGTGCGTCTTGACCTGCACGCGGTCCTGGTAGACGATCCGGTCCTTGTATTCGACCTGCGTCACCACCTTGGTCTCGACCTTGGTCTCGACCTTGGTGATCGTCTTGACGGGTGCGGAGTAGCGTCCGGCGAGGAAGGTCACCGCCAGCGCGAGCAGGCCCCCGCCTGCGATGATGAGCCATCGCTTCATGGCTTGGTCTCCGCGGTGTCAGCGGTGACGAGCGGCACCAGCGCGCCGCACAGGGCCGCGCCGAGGGCGCATGCGATCTTCGCCCACGTTGGGCCGACCAGGGCCGTGCAGGTTACGAGCCCCGTCGATCCGGCCAGAAACACGGCGGCGACGAGGCGCTTCGCCATCTTCTCGTCGTTCGCCAGGTCGTGCCAGAAGTGCTTCCAGAGGTTACGCATAGTGAACTCCTACGGGAAGAAGACGGCGCACCAGGGGATGTCTCGCCGGGAATCACTGAGGCTCATCACGTGAACCTCTCTGTACGTGGCGTCTCTGTAGTAGTTCCCACCAACCAGGGCGAAGTAGCTCTGCTCGGTGGATGTGACCGGCAGGAAGATCCCACGCACCGACATCCTGGGGTGAGTGATCCTGTAGGTGCCGGTGGACGAGTGATTCACGGTGAACGCCTGCCCGTCCGGCCCCGACTGATCCAGGATACTGCCGTCCGCGTTGACCCAGAGCTTGTAGGGCATGACCGCAAGTGCCTGCGCAGCCGCGTACGCCTGGGCCGTGGAGAGCACCGACGTGTCCTGCGACGCGCGAGTAGACGCCTCCGCGTTGATCGCGTTGGTGCGCGCGGTGATCTCCGCGTTGTCGGCGTTGGTCCTGTTGGTGACCTCCGTCGAGTCCGCGCTGCTGCGCGCCGTCGCCTCCGCGTCAAGCTCATTCTTGCGAACCACGTCCGTCGCGGCGGACGGCGCCGTGCCCGAGGCGAGACCCGCAGAGAAGGTGTGCTTGGCCGACCAGACGAGCGACTCCGCGGTGATGTTCCCGAGGTAATTGATCCACTGAGAGATCCAGTGGAACAGCCAGTTCAGGAACTGCGCCGGGGGCTTCTCGCCGGGCACCCAGCCCGTCGTGGTCTTCTTGGTCGTCCCAGGGTCGACCGAGGTGCCGCCGTCCCAGGTTGGATAGGTTCCAGGCTTCGCCATGACCGCTCCTTAGATGATGGTGGCGAGGGCTCCACCGGAGACGCCGCCGTCCGTCGAATCCCCGAGGCCCAGGCCACCCACCGTCCCAGGATGCGCCGTGTCCTCCAGGGTGAAAGCGGCGCCGTCCGTCGAGGACGGAGTGTAGGTTAGCACACGGATGCCAGCCGCTGCAGCCAGCTTCGTGATCGCTCCCGCGTCCGTAGGATCCACGGCCTCGAACCCGGGGCCCAGGGTCACCACCATCATGCCCGGGAAGTTCTCCGCGATGTTCACCGAGACCGCGCCAGGGGCCATCGCCTGCGCCAGAGCGAGGATGTCCTCGGCCGTCCCAGAGGCACGGTTCAGCACCATGCGCGAGCGCAGCCACACACGCAGCCTGTCGTCGCTCATGCCTAGGCGCTTCTGGCCCACCAGCAACGCGAGCGCCTCCAACTGCGCGAAGGTGGCGCCGTCGAGCATGCGGGCCGCGAGCACGTCGAGCGTCGCGTCTTCGATGGGCTGCTTGCCCACCAGCGCCGCCATGAGCAGCGCCCGGAGGGAGACCGACTCCTGGTACTGGCGCGGCAGCCGGGCCAGCGCCTCGTCGATGTGGTTCATGTCTCCGTCCAGGCCGAGGCGTTCACCGTGATCCGCGAGGTGTCGATCACCGAAAGCTGGCGCGTCGTCGCCGTGACGTTCGCCTCGGAAGACGGGCTCGCCGCCGTCCCCACGTAGAGGTTGGTCACGTCATGGACGCCCGAGACCCCGAAGCAGGTGGGCAGCATCGACCGGGTCACCAGGTCGGTGCCCAGGACCACGTGCGCGAGCCCCCAGGCCGCGATGGCATTCTTGAGGTTGGTCGCGCCGTTGACGGCATCCCAGGCCGAGTCGGTCTTGATGTTGGCGATGATATAGATCGTCTGCACCTGGGGGCGCGAGAAGTGGATGGTGTGCGGGTAGCCGAGCGAGTCGATCACCGTCTTCGAGACGTCGGTGTCGCCGCTGATGCCGCCCACCGTCTGAACGCCGCCCGCCTTGGAGGCCCAGATCGCGTCCGCGATGGCCTGGTCGAGTGCAGACGTCTGCGTTGGCGTGTAGACCACCACTTCGATGCTGTGTCCGGCCATTCCGCCCGAGGTCGAGTCGAGGGAGTTCTCGAACACCATGCAGGAGGTCACGCCGGTGATCTGCATCACCTTCGACGTGATCGCGTCGATGGACGCGTTGCCCTCAGAGCGAAGCTCCATGACCCGACGCGTGCGGAGCAGGGGATCGATCTCTTGAGCCCTTCCCGGCGATGCGTCTGTTGGGTTGGTGACGCTCGTCCAGCCCGAGACAGGGGTGACGATGGTTGTCAGCGTGCCCGCCGTGGAGACGTACGGGCCCGGGTCGATGGACTCGAAGGGCACGTACATATAGATGCCTACGCCGAGTAGGGTGGCGTCCATTGTCGAGCGGAACAGCACGCCCGCGGCGCCCTTGACTACCGAACCGGCAGGGACCAGGGTTCCGCTCGTCCCACGCAGGTCGCAGGTGACCGTTGTGCGCTTCGCGCCCTGGCGATAGGTGCCCGAGATCGCGCACAGGTTGTCGAGCGCGACGCCGGAGGCCGCGTCCGGGTTGAACACCCCGTAGACCATCTCCAACTGCTCCCAGAGCAGCGCGTCGCGCTCCGCGACGATCCCGATGATGGTGGCCCACACGCTCGGCGGCGTGAGGTTGATGTCTGTGCCGAAGGCAGCCCTGAACGCTGCCTCCAGATCGGCCTTGCATTCGGCCAGCGTCTTGACCTGGAACCCGGTGCTGATCACGCCCGCCATGTCAAACCTCCAGGCTCAGGGTGACCGGCCCGACCGTGCCCAGCGAGGTCAGGGCGGTGAAGGTCACCGTGCAGTTTCTATCACTGTCGAGCGTGGCGTTGATATCCACCACCGACGAGATGCCAGGGCGCGCTTCTGACACCCTGCGCACCTCTTCTGTCACGTCCGAAGAGGAGTGCTTCCCGAAGATCCGGTTGATGTAGTCCACCCCGTCGCCCGTCAGGAACCACTCGCCCAAGCACATCCGCAGCGCATGCTTCACGTCCTGCACGATGGCGTCGGATCCCTCGACGACCGCCAGGTCTCCGTTCGTGAGGACAAGCTCATCGTCCAGGTCGAGCAGGAGGTCTCTCATTCGGTCACCTTCACCGTGGAGGAAGCGACCACCGGAATCGTAGGGGCAGGGAGCGCCGAGGCCGTGCCGTTGGAGGCGTGCGTGTGTGTCGTCAGCCAGGTCGAGATGTTCGTCAGGGCGGTCGCCAGCCGGTCGCCCAGGCCCGCGTAGTGGCTCGCCACCCCATCCTTGCCCAGGGTGACCGCAGTCGCGTCCAGGCCGGTCCAGGGCGCGCTCCAGGGGTGCAGACCGGGGATGGCGATGGCGTCCGATAGGTCGTGCATTCTGTAGGTGCCAGGGTCCACCACACCGCCCGCGTTCAGCCAGCGGTCCAGGGAGCGGTCGGAGAAGACCAGCGCCACCGT